ACTCTAATGGTCGTTGGTCTGTTGAAAAATTCAAAGGTCTAATGTTCCAAATCGAACGTGAAGCCAATGCTATCGGTCAACAAACTCGTCGTGGTCGTGCGAACTTCCTCATCACTTCTGCTGACGTAGCGTCTGCATTGGCGATGGCTGGTGTTCTTGACTATTCTTCTGGTATCACTGGTAAGAACGCATTGAATGTAGATGACACTTCTACTACTTTCGCTGGTGTTCTAAACGGCAAGTACAAAGTGTATGTTGATCCATATACTTCAAACGTAAGCAACACTCAGTTCTTCGTTGCTGGTTACAAAGGCGCATCTGCTTTTGATGCTGGTTTGTTCTATTGCCCATACGTTCCACTACAGTTGGTTCGTGCGGTTGATCCAAGCAGCTTCCAACCAAAGATTGGCTTCAAGACTCGTTACGGTCTAGTTGCTAACCCATTCGTTTCATTGGATGGTACTGGTGGTTTGACTGCAAACGAAAACTACTACTATCGTCGTGTTAAGGTTACTAACCTAATGTAATCGAAACCTACGTAAGATAGGTACTTCAAGGGAGATCTTCGGATCTCCCTTTTTTCATTCCTAAATAATTATATGCCAAATACATCTATACCTGCCAATATCAATCCATTGTCTCCCAATGGGTTTAAGTTTGCCGTCAACAAAATACCTGATGTAACATTCTTTGCCCAGAATGTAAACCTTCCAGGAATCACGTTGGGTGAACCTACATTTGCCACTCCATTTTCTACACAACCAGTTCCAGGTGATACTCTAACGTATGATCAATTAACCATTAACTTTATGGTTGATGAGAATATGACTAATTATAGAATCATCTACAACTGGATTGTTGCTCTTGGTTTCCCAGAAAGTTATGATCAGTATGTTACTGGTCAGGCAGGGGACACTACTGCATATGGTGAATTGGCAAAGAACTATTCTGATGCTGTTCTACAAATTTTAGACAGTTCAAATAATCCAATACAAAGTATCCAATTCTTTGATGTGTTTCCTACAACACTTGAATCTCTTTCGTTTGCATCTACAAACGATGATGTGACTTACCTAGTTGGTTCTGCAACATTTAAATTCGGTTGGTATAGATTCTTGTAAGACAAATTTGATTTTTTTGTAATACTGCGATATAATGTGCAGTATATAACTTGAGGATATTATGAATATAGAACAACTACAAGAGATGTGGGATGTTGATTGCCAGATAGATGATAACTTTCTTGGTGAAACTACTACTGCTACGCCTAAACTTCACGCTAAGTATTTAAAATTACTTGTCAATGTCAAACTAAAACACACTAAGTTTAGTTCTGATTGTAACATTCTCCGTAAAAATAAATTTCGTTTGTATCGTGGTGAACTGTCACGTGACGAACTAACACAACTTGGTTGGGAACAATGGCAGGGTGTTAAGCCATTAAAGAATGAGATGGATGAATTTCTCTCAGGTGACACCGAACTAAATACTTTGAAGGTGAAGATAGATTATCTCGAAACGATGATTTATTTTCTTGAGTCAGTCCTTGGTCAAATTAAAGCAAGAGACTGGCAAATTAAAACTGCTGTTGAATGGAAGAAGTTTCTTGCTGGGATGTAATGATTAAAATTGAAAAACTTGATGAAGTCTATGTTCGTGTCTTTTCTGATCCTAGTATTGAACAAGAACTGGTAGATTTCTTCACATACGAATATCCAGGTGCTAGATTTACACCACAATATCGAGCAAGATTGTGGGATGGTAAAGTGCGTTTGTATGACGCAGTAAGAAAAACTCTTTATGTTGGTCTTGTTTCTTATGTACAAGAATTTGCTGAAAGGAATAATTATGAACTACAATATGTCAAACCTGAACACTTCTTACAAAATGATATCGTATACAGTGACATTGAGCGATGGGTCGAAACACTCAATCCTCAATCAAGAAACGAAGCGATCACAGTCAGAGACTACCAGTGCGATGCTATCCATAAAGCAATTGCTTGTAACAGAGTTTTACTCTTATCGCCGACTGCTTCAGGGAAATCATTAATAATCTATTCTATCTTACGATGGCACTTAGAAAATAATCATAAGTGTATCATTATAGTTCCAACAACATCTCTTGTTGAGCAATTATATACAGACTTTGAAGATTACTCATCTGCAAATGGATGGGAAACAAAAGTTCATTGTCAAAAACTTTATAGTGGTTTCACTAAAGACTTTACCAAAGATGTTTTAATTACAACTTGGCAGTCAGTCTATCTACAACCAAAGTCTTGGTTTAAACAATTCGATGTTATCTTTGGTGATGAGGCTCACCAATTCAAAGCCAAATCTCTTACAGGGGTTATGGAAAAGATGGATACAGTCAAGTATCGTATTGGAACAACTGGAACACTTGACAATAAGAAGATTCATAAATTAGTTCTTGAAGGTGTCTTTGGTCCAATACATAGAGTTACTACAACTAAAGCACTCATGGATTCTGGAAGGTTGTCTACCCTAAATATAATGTGTGTAATACTGAAGTACAATGAAGAGATTCGTAAAGGGCGAAAAAACAATACGTACCAAGAAGAAATGGATTGGCTTGTATCTTGTGAACCAAGAAATAAGTTTATTCGAAACTTGGCAGTAAATTCTAAAGGTAATACGCTCGTTCTTTTTCAATACGTTGAAAAGCATGGCAAAGTCCTATACGAACTTATTAAAACTAAAGTACACGATAAGAGGAAAGTATTCTTCGTTTATGGTGGTACTGAAACTACTGATCGAGAAGCAATTCGTCATATAACTGAAGGGGAAAGTGACGCCATTATCATTGCTTCTTTTGGTACTTTTAGTACTGGAATTAATATTCCATCATTGGAGAATGTAATCTTTGCATCTCCATCTAAATCTAAGATTCGTAACCTACAATCAATTGGTCGTGGGTTGCGTTTAAAAGAAGGTAAGACTTCTTGTAATCTATTTGATCTCGCAGACGATCTTCATTGGAAGTCTTGGAAGAATCATACTTTAAATCATGCTGCAGAAAGATACAAAACATATGCAGAAGAACAATTTAAAACAAAAATAGTAGAGGTAGACTTATGCTAACAGACAAAGATGTCTACGTTGTTATAAAGTTAACCAATGGGGAACAGGTCATGGCTGTCCTCGAAGAAGAAGATGACAAGTATGTGCAACTTGGTAGTCCAATGACTATAAGAACTACACCGATAGTTGGGGAAGGAAGAGAACACATTACTGCTCATCCATATTGCCAATTTACAGATGATACATCTTTTTCTATTGAAAAGAAAAACGTAATGTTTATTAAACGTCTTCATGAAATGATGATCCCTCATTATAGACGTATTGTTGCCCAACACAGCAATGATTGGCGAATCGAAAAGCCTGAACAACAAGAAGAACCATTTATTAGTTCTAGGGAAGCCAAGAAAAGAATCGCTATGTTAGTAGGTATAGCTGGAGAAGAAGAAGCTGAAGAAGATACTTCGATGCCAAGTACTTACATAGATGGTAACGAGACTAAACATTAGTAGTCATCATCAACCCTAACACAGTGATTATGTCTCAAGTCAACTATAAAAGCAAATCTAAATTGTAATAAAAATATATTTGTCTTTCTGTCATCGATGATGTATACTATGTGTAGTTTGAAATAAAGGATAAAAGAAATGCTATGGCTCACTACGTAAATAACGCAGATTTTCTCGCAGCAATTGTTGAGATGCGACAGAAATATCAACATGCAAAAGAAAACAATCTCCCAATACCCCAAGTAAGTAATTATATTGGTGAGTGTATTCTAAAGATAGCAACGCACTTATCATACAAACCTAACTTTCTAAACTACTCTTATCGAGATGAAATGATCTCGGATGGTATAGAAAATTGTCTGCAATATATTAATAACTTTGATCCTGCAAAATCCAACAATCCTTTCGCATATTTTACACAGATTATCTACTATGCATTTCTTCGTAGGATCGCCAAGGAAAAGAAACAATCTTACATTAAAGGTAAGTTAATTCAAGACATGCCATTTGAAATGTTTGAGTTGCAAGAGCAAGATGAGACAGGTGAATTTAAGAATGCTTATTTAGATTTTATGCAGAACAATCATACCTTTGACGATTTTATTGATCGTAAGAAAGAAAAGGCTGCAAAGAAAAAAATGGAAAATACGTTGAACGCATTTATAGATGATGAGGTAAAAGATGACACGATCGATAGAGGAATGGATAGCGGAATTGAGTATGGGAGCGAGAGTGAGCCGACACAAGTTTCCTCCGATTCGGAGACGAAAGACTCGAGTAAATAAAAGAACTGTCAAGAAATTTTCTTGGGATGCTAGTGATAACATATTTGATTTGAATAAAATTATGAATGAAAATACAAACGAAAAAATCTTTCTCGGTGTTAGTGACTTTGATGATCTGATTACTTCAGAGATCCTGAAGCGTCGTGTTGAAGCAGGGCAACGCACTGTTCATCGTGAGACCAATGTTCTCTGCAATCGAGAGCAATGGGCTGAATGGGCAGAAGAAATGTTTAAAGAAGATCTCCATGTACAAGGTAATTCTTCTAATGGTCTTATCATTGAACGTGATACAAACAATTACATTCGATTCGATGTGAATAGTAATACTGTTTCTGTTCGTGCTTATGGTGATGCAGATTTTGCAGATGCTATTGTTGCGACAGTTGAATCTAACTTTGATATCGTGACATCTCATATCGAATGGGTTTATAGTAGCGATGGCAACTCTGTCAATGTTCCATTAAATCGTGATCGTCTCCCAGTCGATGAAATGTATCCATTCCTAGATGGTGAAACACTTGGTGATTATTATGAACGCTACATGGCGTCATCAGCGAATATCCTACTGTTGATTGGTCCTCCAGGAACTGGCAAGACTACATTCATTCGTGGATTGTTAGCACATACAAACTCATCAGCAATCGTTTCATACGATTCTCAAATTCTTGAGAAAGATGGTTTCTTTGCTCGCTTTATTGAGAGTGACGATAACGTAATGGTTCTTGAAGACAGCGACGCATTTTTAAAATCTCGCACTGATGGAAACACTATGATGCATCGTTTCCTAAATGTGGGTGATGGTCTTGTGACAACCAAAGGTAAGAAGATGATCTTCTCTACCAATCTTCCATCTATTCGAGATGTTGATTCTGCATTGGTTCGTCCAGGACGTTGCTTTGATATCTTGACTTTCGATACATTGAATGTTGAACAAGCAAATACTTTGGCAAAACGTCTTGGTGTTACTATCCCAACTCGTCCACGTGGTAAAGAAACTGAGTCATATAGCATTGCGGAGGTCTTCAATCAAAAGACTGAGGGTATGTCAACTGCATCATCTAGAAGGGTGGGTTTTATCTAATGTATAAAGTAAGATATTACATGGCTGGAAGCAGCCAAAGAGTTTGTAAGATTTTTAAAACACTCGATGAGGCAGTTCGATTTTCTAATACCAAAGTGGGTATCAATGATGTATATGAGATCGTGAAAGTTGAAGAATGAAAGTAGCAATTATTACAGACCAACACTTCGGTGCTCGTAATGATAGTATTGCTTTTTTAGATTTCTATCAAAAGTTTTATGACAATACTTTCTTTCCTACTATCGACTCAGCTGGTATTGATACTGTTCTTATTCTTGGTGATACTTTTGACAGACGCAAGTATGTCAACTTCTACGCACTTGACAGAGCAAAGAAAATGTTCTTCGATAAGTTGGAAGAGCGTGGCATTAGAGTGCATATGTTGGCTGGTAATCACGACACTTATTATAAAAATACTAATGAGGTAAACTCTCCAGATTTACTTCTAGTTGAATATGGTAACATTGATGTTATCTCTAAACCAGAAACAATAGTTATTGATGGAACAAGCATCTGTATGATGCCATGGATTTGCCCTGAGAACTATCAAGAATCATTGGATCATATTACAAATACTAAAGCCGAGATCTGTATGGGGCATTTTGAGATTGCAGGTTTTGCAATGTATAGGGGAATGGAATCGCATGAAGGACTTTCTAAAGAAACTTTCGATAAATTTGATATGGTATTCTCTGGGCATTATCACCATCGTTCTGATGATGGTCACATTTATTACCTCGGCAATCCATACGAACTTACATGGCAAGACCATAATGATCCCAGAGGATTTCACCTGTTCGATCTCGAGAACAGACAACTTGGATTCATTCAAAATCCTTATACAATGTTCACGAGAATTGAATACAACGACAAAGAAGTTGAACCACTCGACTTAGCACCACTTGATTTAAGTGGTAAGTATGTAAAGTTAATTGTTGTTAACAAAACTGACTACTATAAATTTGACAAGTTCACGCAAGTATTGTATAATAAGGGCTGCGCAGACATTAAGATTATTGAAGATCTATCTGAATTTCATGAAGGTGAAATCGGTGAAGAAATAAATCTTGAAGATACAGTATCTGTTTTGTCTAACTTTATTGATTCTGTCGAGACTGATGTTGATAAAGAAAGAATCAAAAATTACATGCGAGGTTTATATACTGAAGCTGTGAACATAGAGGTTGTTTAATGATCGTTTTCAAATCTGTTCAGTGGAAGAACTTTCTCTCTACTGGAAATTCTCCCAATAAAATTTTACTAGACAAATCCCCAACAACTTTAATCATCGGTAAGAATGGTGAAGGTAAAAGCACAGTGTTAGATGCATTGTGCTTTTCATTGTTTGGAAAACCCTTTCGTAATATCAACAAGGGTCAGCTAGTTAACTCTATTAATGGTAAGGGTTGTTTAGTTGAGATAGAACTTTCTATCGGTACAAAAGACTACAAAATAGTACGTGGAATAAAACCAAACATCTTTGAAATCTGGTGCGATGGTATCATGCTAAATCAAGATGCTGCTTCTCGTGATTATCAGAAAGTGCTAGAACAACAAATTCTACGATTGAACTATAAGACATTCACTCAGGTAGTTATTCTTGGCTCTGCATCATTCGTTCCATTCATGCAGCTAACACCACTACAAAGAAGAGAAGTCATTGAAGACATTCTTGACATTAGAATTTTCTCTACAATGAACTCGTTATTGAAAGAAAAGGCGCAGGAGACTAAAGATGCTATACTACGGATTGACAACGAAATTAAAAGCGCAAAGGACAAGGTTGAAAGTCAGCAAACAATCATCAAGACTATCGCAGAAGCGAAGTTCAGTGCTATCGAAAGTATCGTATCAAAAATATCTGCTAACAATGATGAGATTCTATCTGTCGAGGGGGAGATCGAATCTATCGTTTCGGAGATCAATACTCTTCAAACAAGCATCAATGATAAAGAAAATGTATCTGAAGACATTGACAAAGCCAAATCAATCCGTAGTAAGTTGCTCCAGAAAATCGAAACTTGCGAGCACAACACAGAGTTTTTTAGCGAACACGATGTTTGTCCTTCGTGTAACCAAGATATCGCAGAGGAATACAAAGAAAACATTGTCAAAGATCTTAATGAGAAAATGTTGGATAACAACACAAAGATCGCTGAACTCGAAACCATTCTCACAAATCTCCAATCGAAACTATCGCAAATTAACGAAGTGGTTGGGCAAATTACAACCAAGAACATTGAGTTATCTACAAAGAACTCTACTGTCACCTTACTCAACAAACAAATCAAAGAACTTGAAGCTGAAACCCAAAGGGTTAAATCTGACACGACTAACATCGATGAAGAGAAGACTAAGTTAAAAGATCTCGCAACTGCTGCTTTAGAAAAGATTAGCGACAAAAATACTTTGATGGATCAACGTAACTTAGAAGAAGTTGCTTCTGTTCTTCTCAAAGATACTGGTATCAAAACAGCAATCATACGTGAGTATCTTCCTGCCATGAACAAGTTGATTAATAAATACCTACAAGCAATGGATGCATATATTCATTTTGAACTTGATGAATCGTTCAATGAATCTGTGAAGTCTCGCTATCGTGATGACTTTACATATGCAAGTTTCTCTGAAGGTGAAAAGATGCGTATCGATCTCGCTATTCTTTTCACATGGCGTCAGATTGCAAAGATGAAGAACAGTGTCAACACTAATCTTCTATTGCTTGATGAGATTTTTGATTCATCTCTTGATACTGCAGGAACTGATTACTTCCTCAACCTAATGAATCAGTTTGGTGACAATACAAACATCTTTGTAATCAGCCATAAAGGTGACCAACTCTTTGATAAGTTTAGGTCTGTAGTGAAGTTTGAGAAGCGCAATGACTTCTCAGTGATAGTCCCGAACTAATCCCCTACTCCTTGTAGGGGAATGTAAGTTGTTGATTTTACAGGGTTTTTTCAGGGGCTTGTCTTTTATCTAAAACTGGTGCATAATTCACTCTATTGAATCGGAGAAAATTATGTGGAATGAATTTAGTGACTACGAACTAGCCCAACTGTGTTACAACTACGGTATAGAAGAAGAACTGGTCTGGTCTGACCATCTTGTTTTGGCTAATCGTCCTTACATCGAAACTCTATTGACTGAGTTTGAATACGATATGGCTTACGGAGAATAATATGGACATCAAAGCATCTGATCTTTCTGCTCGACTTCTTGCAAATGAGAATCTTTCGGTGGTTCGTGCAAGAACACGCACTGCATCTTTTGACATCAAAGCACGTGTATTGACTTTACCACTCTGGAAAGATATGACTCCAGAGATTGAAGACATGCTAACTGGTCACGAAGTTGGCCATGCCTTATACACTGGTGACGAATACTTGGTTCCAATTCAAGAAGATCGTAAAATTATGACTTACCTCAACGTACTCGAAGATGTGCGTATTGAGAAAATGATCAAACGTAAATATCCAGGATTGCGTAAACGCATGAACGAAGGATACAAACAACTCAATGATCGTGACTTCTTTGGTGTGAAACAAGTCCAGAATTTTGATGACTTGTTACTCATCGACAAAATCAATCTATATTTCAAAGCAGGATTCCAGTGTGGAGTTACATTCACACCTGAAGAAAAGTTGTTTGTCAATCGTGCTGAACGCACAGAGACCATTGATGAAGTGGTTGAATTGGCCAAAGAAATATATGGTTTCTCAAAAGAAGAACTACAAGAAAAGAAGAAGCGTGTCTTCATTGAAGACCCAGAAGAACTTGAAGAATCTGACGAAGAGCCAGAAGGTGACTTTGATGACATCGATGACTATGAAGACAATTGGGAACAAGAAGATTCTGATGAAGTGGCTGACGATAAAAGCAGTCGTAAAACCCATGGTGGAAAATCCACTGAGTCTGACGATGAGCCAGCCATTTCTGAAGAAGAACTTGAGTCTAAGACTGATCGAAATTTCGCTGATAAATTGCAAGACTTGGCTGATGACAGCACGCAATATAATTATGTTAAATTCGATGACAAGTACTTTAAAAATCCTATTGTTGGATACAAAACCATCCTCAATGAAACCATTGACAACTGGTATGTAGAAGACAAGCATGGCAACACCAAAGAAATGACTGCCGAAGAACGCAATCAGTTTGCATTGGATCGTGCTAAGTATGATAAATTCAAAACAGATTCTACACGTGCAGTGAATTATCTGGTCAAAGAATTCGAGATGCGTAAGTCTGCAGCCCTGTACAAACGTGCTCAGGTATCCAAGACTGGTTCATTGGATATGAAACGTGTCTGGTCTTACAAACTAAATGATGACTTGTTCAAGCGTGTCAGTGTCGTGCCACAGGGTAAAAACCATGGTATGCTTTTCTTGCTGGACTGGTCTGGTTCAATGGATCAAGTAATGAAAGATACATTGGAACAGGTTATTAACTTGGCAATGTTCTGTGCACGTATTCAAATTCCATATCGTGTTCTTGCTTTCACTTCTCAATACGGTGATCGTTATAATGAAAATTATGATAAACAACGTGAGTGGAATCGTACTCACAGCGAGTATTTGAATGCAAACAATATGCTCAATTCGAATACTAATTTCTCTTTATTGGAATTGTTCTCGAACAAGATGACTACCAGCGAATTCCATACGATGGCTCGTCGTGTAACTAACTATAAATTCTTCTGGAATGATGGTTACAGTATGGGTGGAACTCCATTGAACGAAGCATTGGTATGGGTTTACAATAATCTTGGAACTTACACTAAACAAAATGCTATCGAGAAGATGACACTCATTACCTTAACTGATGGTGAAGGTAGTGCATTGTATACTTCCAATGGTAGGATGGAAGAAAATGAGAACATATATTCCACTAGCGGTTACAAACGAATCAAACACAAATACTTTATTCGTGATGATAAAACACAGAAAACTTATCAGCTGAATAAAAATTCTAATGAACAAACATCTACGATTATTCAGATGATCAAAGATCGCCATGAGTGTGTGGTTGTCGGATTTTATATCTGCCGCAATGCTCGTCGTGATTTATCTTCTGCAATTCGTTCAAACTTGCCAGTCTTTTCAGGTAGTGAAATAAACATCATCGACTCTTGGAGAAAAGAGTTTCGTGATCAGGGATTCGCTTCAATCAAAGGCACTGGTCGTGATGACTTGTTCTTGGTCCCACAGTCTTCTACGAAGATCGTTGAGGGTGAGTTGGAAGTCAAAGAAGATGCAAACGCTAAAGCAATTGCAAAGAACTTCAGTAAATTCCTCAACGTAAAACAGACTAGCCGAGTGCTCTTGAATCGGTTCGTGGGATACGTTGCGTAAGTTGTTGATTTTGCAGGGGAAAATAATCCCCTGCAAAGCGTAGGGGAATTGCAAAAAAGGCTTGTCTTTGATTGCAGTATAGGGAATAATACAGTTATTGATTGGTTGTTATATTATGGAGAAAATGATGGCAAAATGTGATGTGGCTTTTCGTGCGACTTTTGAGGAAAAACTCAATGAGATGTTTCCAGACATCAAAACTAAAGGTACGGTATCCCGACCTCAGTTGATTGAGTGTATGGCTAAACTTAACACTGACAAGTATCCTTTGTGGCTCATGAAGAATAAACTTGGTCGTGGTTTGTATGCCATCGATGGTGGTGTTCCTGCAGTTGAAGGTAACACTGTTCGTAAACCTGTAGCTGTTGTAGAATCTTTCACTGTGGATTATACGAATACCGATTCGTTGATTCCTAAGAAGGATCCAAACTTTGTACCATTCGGTAACTACAATGATCTTGAAACCATTATCAAGACCAAGATTTTCTATCCTGTGTTTGTATCTGGTCCAACTGGGAATGGTAAGTCCACGATGGTTGAACAAATTTGTGCCAAGCACAAACGTCCTCTGATTCGTGTTAACTTAAACATGATGACTGATGAAGAACAACTCATTGGCTCCAAGACTTTGGAAAATGGTAATGTGGAGATCATCGAAGGTCCAGTCTTGATCGCTATGCGAACTGGAACTGCACTCTTGCTTGATGAGATTGATGCTGGCTCAGCAAATACTTTGCTTTGCTTGCAACCGATTCTTGAGGGTAAGCCATATTACTTCAAGTTGAAGAACGAGATGATTGTTCCAGCTGAAGGATTCAATATGTTTGCCACAGCAAACACTAAGGGTAAGGGTAGCGATGATGGTCGTTACATTGGTACCAACGTGCTCAACGAAGCATTCTTGGAACGATTCGCTGTTACGTTTGAGCAGGATTACCCTAATGCTAAGATTGAGCAAAAGATTGTTGAGAATCTGATGGACTTCTACGGATGCAAAGATGTAGAATTCGCAGAGACATTGGTTAAATGGGCTGACGCAATTCGTCGTACCTTTGCCGATGGTGGAGTGGATGAAAATATTACGACTCGTCGTATGATCCACATTGTGCGTGCGTTTGCAATCTTCAAGAGTCGTACGAAAGCAGTGGAACTTTGCTGCAATCGTTTTGACTCTGCAACGAAGACTGCATTCATGGACTTGTTTGAGAAGGTTGCAAACCCTGCTCCTGAGGTAGTACCTACACCAGAAGTAGCTGCAATCGACCCATCCGATGAGGTTCCATTCTAAACTTGTCTTGTAATCAAACTTGTTGTATAATTCTATCTTGAACTTTGAAAAAGGAAATTTGTTATGTTGAAATTCGCTAATTTGTCTATGTCCCAGAAGAAATTTGTTGTGTCTGTTATTGAGAGCAATCCTCAATACAAGAAAGACCCTCAGATTACTTTGAAGGAATGTGCTTCCATCTATTACACCTTGCGTGATCAGCGTACTGGTGTTAAGGGTGAGAAGATTGGTTATCCTAACTGGTTGTTCAATAAGAACAAGGTTGAGCGTGGTGTATACCAACTCCCTGTTCCTACTGCTGCTGAGTTGTCGCAATTTGCGAAAGACTCTGCTGTGAAACCAGCCAAGGCTAAACCTGTTAAGGTTGCTAAGGTTAAAGTTGCGAAAGCACCTGCTAAGAAAGCAGTTGCAGTCAAGACACCTGTTGCTAAGGAAGAAAGCATGGAGATCTCTCGTCTACAGAAGATCATTGATGACTCAGTTGAAGTTGATTCTGATACTGAAGACTTCAATGCGATCCTGCGTGAGAATGGTATCCAAGTTTAATTTTCCGAGAAGGTTGGGGTAATTGCCATCGCCCCACCTTCTTTTTTTAATTTTAATGATGGTTAATTATGGAGATATTATATGTCGAAGCAAGAAAAATTGTTGGATAATCTAAAGGCTGGAAAAGAATTTACTGCTAAGCAGATCAAAGGTTCTTTCCAGATTGCACATCCAGCATCTGCAATTCGCAATTTACGTGAGCAAGGCTATGCTGTTTATAGCAACAGCGCAAAATTGCATGATGGTACATTGACTACCAAGTATCGTCTTGGTCAACCAAGCAAGCGTATGGTTCGCATCGCTAATGCTATCATGGGTGCATCTGTGTTCACCGCACAACGTGCTTAATTGACGTATGAGTCAGGATATTCTTCGGAGTATCTTGACTCATTTTATATTATGGAGAGATGCAATGCCAATTGGTGGAACTAAAGGTGATGGATTCATTTCCAAAGAAGACATTAAAAAGTCCCAAACAGCTACGACTGGTGGGCGAAAATTTGATGGTGGTAAACTACAATATGGTTTACTACCACCACTTGCATTAAAAGCGACTGTAGAAATCCTAACATTTGGTGCAGAGAAATATGAGCCAGATAATTGGAAAGTAGTTCCAGACTCAAAACGTAGATACTTTGACGCAATGCAAAGACATCTTTGGGCTTGGAAAGAAGGGGAACAAGATGATCCCGAAACTGGAAAGAATCACTTGGCACATGCAATGTGTTGCCTGATGTTTCTTTATGAACACGATGTAAAGTATTCCAAGGATTCAAAATGACACAAGAACAAATTATTGTAGCAACATTGGGTTGGGCAGTATTGATTGCTGTTGTATATGGTCGTACTGGATACCAAAAGGTATTTGATTGTTATAAAATGTGGACAACGAGAGAGTACTGGACTAACTATAACACAGTTGAGTTTCTTTCTTGGGGTGCAAAAGCAATCATCATCATTCCAGGATTAATCTGGGGCATTCAACTATGGTGGTTGTATATCCTAACACTTGTTACAAGTCTGGCATTGATTTGGGCAAGCAATAAGAAACTTCTTCCAACTCTAGTAGGATTTAATACCATCTGGACTTGGATTAGTTGCATGGTTATCGCTCAACATTTAATCAAATAAATTTGATTATTTTTGAATTTGAATGTATAATTTTTATACATAGTTATTAATTGGAGAAAATATGAAATTATCTAAAGACACAATCGAACTGATCAAGAACTTTGCTACAATCAACAGCAATCTTCTATTGAAAGAGGGATCAAAACTCTCTACAATCTCAGCCCAGAAAAACGTGATGGCTGATGTTGATGTAACAGAAACATTCCCATCATTTGGCATCTATGATCTAAACGAATTCTTAGCTGCAATGTCTTTGTTCGATGACCCAGAGTTGACATTCAGTCCAGACAATAAGTCTGTAGTTATCTCACAAGGTGGTATTGGTAGTTATAAATTCTTTGCAGCTGATGCAAGTGTTCTAACTGCACCAACAAAGGAAATTACTTTCCCTGCTCATGAGATTGAGTTTGATATGTCAGCTGCATTGCTGAATCTTATCCACAAGTCTGGTTCTGTTTCACGCTCAGCAGACGTATCTGTTATTGGCGATGGATCAAAGATGACTGTTTATGTTGGTGATAAAAAGAATGCGACTGCAAATGCATTCAGTAATGTTGTTGGAACAACTGACAAAACTTTTAAGGTAAACTTAAAGGTTGAGAATCTTAAGATGCTTCCAGGAGATTACAAAGTTAGTATTTCAAGCAAAAAGATTTCTCGTTTCAAGAGCAATCGTAGTTTAGTTTATTATGTAGCAGTTGAGGCAGATTCTACCTTCGAAGTCTAATAGATAGATTATGAAGAAAATAATTGTACTAGGCGCAGGAACAGCAGGGTTAATCACTGCTCTCATTCTTAAATCTACCTTTCCGAAGTATCAAATCTCAGTTATTGAGTCTGGTGCGATTGGTATCATTGGAGTTGGTGAAGGTTCAACAGAACACTGGAAGATATTCACTGACTATTGTGGTATCAATACCAACAGATTGATTCGAGAGACAGATGGTGCTCTTAAGAAGGGTATCAAATTTGAGAATTGGAATGGTGATGGTGCATCTTATTTTCACTCATTGTCTCCTCCATTCTTTGATGAGTTTACAGACAGTGGTCAACGTCTAAATTTTACGAAGTCTATGATCCATAAAGGTATTCCAACTGAAGATATTCTATTGGATACCAACTTTGTAACACAACAATCTGGTATTCAAAGCACCAATCAATATCATTTTAACACTATGAAGTTAAATAAATTTCTTCATGATGTATGTAAAGAAAGGGGTATTAATTTTACGGATGCCATTATTGATCAAGTGATGTTCTCAGAAAATGGAGATGTTGCTAAGTTAATAGACAATGCTGGTATTGAATATGCTGCAGATATCTTTATCGATAGTTCTGGATTCAAGAGAGTGATTTCTTCTAAGCAGGGTGCTAAGTGGATCTCATATAAAAAATATCTACCAATGAATCATGCGTTGGCATTTCCAACAGATGATATTTCTGATCTAAAACCTTATACACTTTCACGTGCTCTTAGTTCTGGATGGAACTGGAGAATTTCTACACAGGGTAGATATGGTAATGGTTATGTATTCTGTGATGATTTCATTGATGCAACTAAAGCGCATGAAGAAATTCAATCATTCTATACTGAAGAAGTGAAGGTAGCGAAGGACATTAAATTCGACGCTGGCCATGTAGATAAATTTTGGATTGACAACTGTATCTCTGTTGGTCTTTCTGCATCGTTTGTAGAACCACTTGAAGCATCTAGTATTGGTAACTCAATCCTGCAGGCTTTTGGCATTGCAAAGTTGCTACCTCTTTGGGAACTTGACCGAAAGTACGCAGAGAAGTATAATAAAGACTTCACTAGGTGCTTTGATAATATTGTTGACTTTGTTCAGTTACATTACATGACCAAAAGAAATGATACTTTGTTCTGGAGAACTTTACCTGAGATGATGACTAAGACAGATTTCATCAAGGAACATTTAGAGATCTTTAAAAAGACAATACCGAATCAATCTCTTTTTATGGGCGAGTATCATATGTTCCAATCTCCAAATTGGGCTCAAGTAATGAATGGTCTTGGTTTACTAGATAAAGAATACATTAGCAATAAGTTACAAGAAGTTAGTGGAGAAGGTGCTATTAAAGATTCATACGGAAGGTATGATGCGTATCTAAATGATACAGAAAAGGGTTCTTACATCGAACACAAGACACTATTAGAACAGAATAGGATTGTTGTTAAACTTGACAGACGTTAATTGAAGGAATATATTATGAAACACAAAGGAACTCCTCTTACATCCACTCTTAATAATGAGTGGATGTTTAAAAAACTTTGGGTAGAAGATTTAGTTAGTGATGATGAACCAGATGCAAAAACTATAAAGAGATATGTGTTACGGAGTGAATGTTATGTTAAATCTGATCGACAACATATCGCTCCACATAATTTAAAGGACAGTGATTTTCGTAATATTTCTACAAGACTTTACATCCAAAAAGAAAAAAATAGTAAACTACATGGACATTTCGTTTCAAATTATGAATGGAATGATCTTGTGACTAGATCAAACCTCCACAACTTTACAGTAGAACTTTAATATGATTGAATCTCGTGATAACCAATTTCTTTGGGTAGAAAAGTATCGCCCACAGACTATTGATGAGTGTGTACTTCCCGAAGCACTAAAGAATACTTTTAAAGAGTATATCGCTAAAGGAGAACTGCCAACATTTATGTTTACAGGAACAGCAGGTGTCGGTAAGACTACTGTTGCAAAGGCACTATGTAATGAAGTTGGCGCAGAGTATCTTATGATTAATGGATCAGATGAAGGTCGTTTGTTGGAGACTCTACGAGTTGCCATCACTGGCTTTGCTTCTACTGTTTCATTAACTGATGCCAAGAAGGTCGTCATTATCGATGAAGCAGACTACATGAAAGCAGATACTGTTCAACCAGCACTGCGTTCATTCATTGAAGAATTTAGTAACAACTGTCGATTCATCTTCACATGTAACTATAAAAATCGTATCATTGAACCACTCCACAGTCGTTGTTCAGTTATAGATTTTAAGATCGAACCAAAAGACAAGCAGTTACTCGCAGGAACTTTCTTCAAACGTGCAACACAGATTCTTAAACAAGAGAATGTTGAGTTTGATCCTAAGGTAGTTGCAGAACTTGTTACGAAACATTTCCCAGATTATCGTAGGGTTCTAAACGAACTTCAGCGTTACAGTGTTTCTGGTAAGATCGACTCTGGTATTCTAGTCAATACCAGCCAAGAATCCTATAAAGATCTAATCAAATTCCTCAAAGAAAAAGACTTCACTAATGCTAGAAAATGGGTTGGAAAGAACTCGGATTCTGATACAGTTGGATTGTTTAGAGAACTTTATGATAACTCAGTGAGTTTCCTATTACCAGATAGCATCCCTGCACTTGTATTGATCTTGGCTAAATATCAATATCAAGGAGCATTCGTTGCTGACCATGAACTAAATATAATGGCAGCACTCACAGAAATTATGGTCGAGTGCAAATTCAAGTAAGGGAATATATGGACTTATTACTACATTTGTTTTACATGGCTGTAGTTTTTGCTATTGGATTTCTTTTCGGTTGGAGAGAACGTGAGAGGTTTGCATCTAAAAAAATAGATGCGCTATTAATGCATATTGATAGTAGTTTGCAAGAACAACTGGAAGAGTCTCGAATAGATATAAAGATAGAAAAACATAAAGATGTTTACTATGCCTATGATAAAGACAACAACACTTTTATGGCTCAGGGAAACACTAAAAAAGAATTAGAGGAAGTACTTGCCTCTAAATATTCTGATAAGAGATTCTTTGCTGACAGAGATAATTTGAAGGAAGTTGGATTACAATGAATGAACTATATCAAAAAGATGGAAGGTCTGCATCTATAGAAAAACAGATGACTAATGACTACATGGTAACATTTAATAATGAACTCGGTGGAAACCAGATGGAAACCTTCCATACTGAAAAGCAAGCCATTGATGCAGCGCAACGATGGATAATTAAAGATTATGAGCCCATTTGATTTTCTAAATGCAATAAACGACACAAAGAAAAACTTATTTGAAGACCCACAGGCTGCAAAGGATTATAAACCATTCATTGTAAATAGAGGACTTTCGTATTTTCACGACACTGTTCTTTACGCTAACGAGATGAACAAACATCCCGAACTAGATAAAGACCAGCAATTTTCTTTTTTCCTAAATATTATTTCAAGGAAGAAGCGTTTCAGTAAGTGGTCTAAGAAAGACGCAACTACTGATTCCATCGAACTTGTTAAAGAGTATTTTGGGTATTCGAGCGAGAAGGCTAAAGATGCGTTGAGCCTTCTTAGTGAAGAACACTTGATTATGATAAAAGAAAAATTATACAAAGGTGGAAAATCATGACTGTCGAAATGATTTATTACGACTGGAAACCAGAGTCGATGCTTGAAGTGACATTGCCAGAACCTGATAACTTCTTAAAGGTTCGAGAAACACTTACTCGAATCGGCATTGCTTCCAGAAAAGAAAACAAATTATATCAATCCTGCCATATTTTACATAAGCAGGGTAGATACTTCATCGTCCATTTCAAAGAGTTGTTTGCTCTGGATGGTAAAGAATCGAATATCACTAGTGGTGATATCGAGCGCAGAAATGCGATTGCTGGTTTGCTACAGGATTGGGATCTGTTAAAGATACTAAATAATTCTCAGGCAGATCAGAAAGCGTCTCTGTCGCAAATTAAGGTCGTATCGTTTAAAGAGAAAGACCAATGGGAACTAGTACCGAAATATAACATAGGAAAAAAATCAAAATGATTAAACTTGAACTTGAAATTAATGAAGTTAACATGCTACTTGCAGTGTTGGGAAAGCATCCTTTCGAGGAAGTTGTTAAAGTGATCAGCAAGATCAAACAGCAAGGTGACCCACAGGCAGAGGCACTTGCCAATGCAGCAAACGCATCAGCAGAACTACCTGCTGCGTAACCAATTCGCCTTAGGACCACTAAAGTACGAATCGTTGGTAAAGCGGATGTGACGAACGACATCGCTGGAACTCGTAACCAGTTTTTAATACGGCTCTCTTCTTTTCGCCTTCGGGGGATTGCTAGAGAGTTTTTCTAACTCGCTTAATAGGAGAAACCATATGTTGAATAACATTAACACAGCCATCGATTCTTTCCAAGGAATCAAAACTAAATTCGTTGAGACCTGCGTCAAAAACGAAGAACTCAAAAAACCACTTAATCAATTTATTGCAGCGCAATCTTCTTTTGCAAAGATCGTGGCTAAAGCACATGTAGACTTTTATACGTCTCTTGGTCTTTCAGCTTACACATTCGATGCCAAAAAAGCATTTGCTAAACAATAAGGAGATTATTATGGGAAACAATTTCACACCCACATTCTGGGGCACTAAAGATATGGACAAATTTCTTATCGGTTTCGATGAGCAGTTTAATCGTCTGCAGAAATTTCATGACGACATGTCTAAGAACATTCCTAACTATCCACCATACAATATCGTCAAGAGAGATGAGAACAACTACACCATTGAGTTGGCTGTAGCTGGTTTCGGTCAATCTGACATCGATATCGAAATGGAGAACGGTAAGTTGACTGTTCGTGGTAGCATCAAAACCGAAGAAGCAGAAGACAATTTCTTGTTCAGAGGTATTGCAAATCGTGCGTTCAGCCGAGCGTTTGCTTTGAATGATGAAGTTGAAGTTAAAGACGCAGAACTCTTTAATGGCATGCTTAAGATTTTCTTGGAGCGTTTGATTCCAGATGCTAAGAAGCCAAAGAAGATTGTTGTAAAGTCTAAAAGCGAAAAGCAATTATTGAATGAGGACATCCTATGAAATCAATCAAAAAGTTTTTCACTAATCTTCTTGAAGCACTTGTTGAGGCTAGACATGCCAGAGCAGATGCTGCTTCGAAAAGAATAGGCAGATAAGTCATACAATTTTAGGGGTCTTCGGATCCCTAAATACTTTGTATGATGAAAGCCAAAATATCCCCAAACTTAATTTCATTCTTCTTAGTTAGAAGAGGGAGTTGGCTTCTCAAAGTATCAGTCTTTAAACATAAGCAGATCATGGTGCTTGCTCAAAATGTTTACGAACAAGACCGAACGATTGTTCAGGTTTTCCCGAACGAAACCCTCGCTGCAGACTTCATTGAATTCCTAGTTTCAGAGGACGTTTAGACAGC